GCGGTTTGATTGTGGCGAGGGTTTCGAGCTGCGGCCCGTAGGATCCTGCACCGTTGCGTTCGTGCTGCCCTCCTATTGACTGGCACCCCCACCGATCACCGGCCCGGCCACTGTGCTGGGTCTTTTTCGCGGCGCTCGCTTCGCTCGCTTGCGAAACGTGATAGCAGGGCCGCTTATCATTGGCGCAGATAGTTTGTGACTGTAACCGTGGCGGATTGTGACGGCCAGGAAGTAACCGAACCGCGAACCGTCGCCAACGACGAGAGCAAGCGGTGGCGTGGCGGCAAGGGCTCCAGCGTCCGCGTGGAAGAACGGGCCAACTGGTGCTACGCGGAGATTCTGAACGGTGGCACACGTCGGCAGATCACCCAGAAGCTGGCAGATCGCTTCAATGTGTCTCAAAGAACAGCGGACGAAGACTACAGCCGCGCGACCGAACTGCTAAAGACCGAGCAAATCGCCACCAGATCCGAACTCCTGAACCAAATTCAGGCGCTTAGGCTCTCGGCCTGCCGTAAAGCGATGGCCAAAGGCCAGCTGCAGACTGTGGCGATGCTGCTCAAAGACATGGGCGCTGTCATCGGCGAAGCTGCACCAGAACAGCAAGCCGCCGCGGCCCCCGTGCTGCGCGTGGAGATCGACGACAAGCGCAACGCAGAGTCTTAGGCTGAGACCCAGCTCCTTAGGTTGAGACAGTAGACAGCTGCAGAACCGGCAGCCACTGCCCTGGCGCGGGCTGCTGCTGTCTTTATACTGTGCAAGACAACAACGGACGCCGACCCATGGCCCACCTAATCCGCCCCATCGTTTTCGTACCTTTGATGGTCGCCACCTTTGCGTGGGGCCTGACGCATCCCCCAGCATCTGAGCTGCTGGCACGCTGCGAGGCTACGGGCGCCCACCCCGAGGAGTGCCGCTTGCGGGTGCTGGGCCGCTGAGCCGCTGCGGCTGTTACAGCTTGTGACAGAACCGGCCCTCCCCCTTGACGGGGGGCAGGGTTCGAGTTCTGGCGAGGTGGGAGTGGGTCCCAGGGAACCTACTGATACATTCGCATTTCCTTCTACTGTGCTAAACTAACCTCTTCTGTACTACATCCCCCATGTTTTTCCTGCCCCTGGTACTCGCCCAAGTCATCCCCCTCACGCAAGTCAATTCAATGTGTCCCGTCGGCTACTACGGCCAGACCGGCTACTGCATCCCCACCAAATCCATCAACTCGCATAACCAGTCCATCAACTCCTCCGGCAACACCTGCCCGGTTGGAACGTACCGCAACAACGGCTATTGCACCGGCTACCGCAACCCTTAGGGGGGCAGGGGTTCAATTCCTGTAATACCCTAGAAGGTACCCGTACCCGAAAAAGTGACCGACACGGCTGGAACCCTCTCGCTCCGCTACGCCCAGGGGCAAGTGTTTTCCAGCCGTAAACGCTTCCGTGTCTTGGTAGCCGGCCGTCGCTTCGGCAAGAGCTACCTCTCCTGCATCGAACTCTTGCGTGGGGCAATCGAACGCCCCGGCGAAACCTTTTTCTACGCCGCCCCCACCTACCGCATGGCGAAAGACATCGCCTGGAAGGTACTAAAAAAACTAGTCCCCAAAGCCTGGATCAAATCCAAAAACGAGACCGACCTGAAAATCGAGCTGGTGAACGGCTCCACCATCGAACTGAAGGGCACTGAAAACGCCATGGCCCTACGAGGCCGCAGTCTGGCTGGCGTGGTGCTCGACGAAGCCGCCTTCATGTCCAGCGACGTCTGGTTCGAGGTCATCCGCCCCGCCCTCGCCGACAAACAAGGCTGGGCATTGTTCATTTCCACGCCCGACGGCACGGCCAGCTGGTTCTACGACCTCTGGTGCTATTGCGACCAGGACGACCCGGACTGGCACCGGTGGCAATTCACCACGATCGACGGCGATAACGTCCCACCGGAAGAAATTGAAGCCGCCCGCGCCCAGCTTGACGCCCGCACCTTCCGCCAAGAATTCGAGGCCAGCTTCGAGAATCTCAGCGGTCTCGTCGCCGTCTCATTTAGCGACGAAAACATCGACAGCGTGGTGCAAGACCTGCCGGTGCTGCCTTTGCTGCTGGGCGTCGACTTCAACGTGGACCCCATGTCCGCCGTATGCGCGGTCAAAAAAGGCGACGTGCTCTGGGTTTTCGACGAAATCATCATGACCGGTGGCGCCACCACCTGGGATCTATGCGAAGAAATTCAGACCCGCTACGGCGTGGAGCGCCGCATCATCGCCTGCCCAGACCCCACCGGCGGCGCCCGCAAAACCAGCGGCGTTGGCGCCACCGACCACAACATCCTCCGAAAGTCCGGCTTCACGGTCTCCAGCCCCCGAAATCCCTGGAAAATCCGCGACAAAATCACCTGCGTCAACACCGCCCTCCTCGATGCCTCTGGAACGCGCCGCCTCTTCATCCACCCCAAGTGCAAAGAACTAATCAAATCCCTCCGCACGTTGACTTATGCCCCTGGAACCGGCCTCCCCAACAAAAATCTCGGCGTAGACCACGCATTTGACGCCCTGGGCTACCTCTGCCTGCAAACTTTCAACCTCGCCAAACCAGAGAACCTGGGAAAGACCTCCTATCGTGTGTGGTAAGTACGACGACTGGTTATGCCTGGACATTACGGCGACATGAAGATGCCCAAAAAAGGTAAAGCTAAGCCGATGCCGGCCAAGAGCACCAAGAAAAAAGCACCTAAGAAAAAGTAATGGCTAAAAAATCCGGTTTGTACGCCAACATTGCGGCCAAACGCAAGCGCATCGCCGCCGGCAGCGGCGAAAAAATGCGTAAGCCTGGAACCAAGGGCGCCCCAACCGCCGCTGCCTTCAAAGCATCCGCCAAAACCGCCAAAAAAGGCAAGAAATAGGCCATGTCCTTATTCGTCCAGACCTCCTCCTACACCAACCCCTTTGTAACCACGGCTCTACCCGTTGGTGTCGGAGATGCTTTTGGACGTCTACGCACATCTAACCCACTTACTCTTTTCGATTCCAGCCACCGATACCACGACAACGGCCTCTGGGCCACCTCCACCGCCACCGGTGGAACGTCCACGTTCGACGTTAACGCCGGCCTCGTCAACCTCGCCGTAACCACCAGCTCTGGCTCCGAGGTCATCCGCGAAACCACCAAATGCTGTTCATACCAGCCGGGCAAATCCCTGCTGGTGATGTCCACTTTTACACTGAACCCCGCCAAAACCGGCCTCCGCCAGCGCGTCGGCTACTACGGCGCTGCCAACGGCATGTACCTAGAACTTGCCAATAACACCCTCTCCTTCGTCGAACGCAGCTCCTCCACCGGCTCCCTCGTCGAAACCCGCGTCTCCCAATCCGACTGGAACACCGACCCCCTAAACGGCGACGGCCCCTCCAACCTCGAACTGGACACCACAAAGTCCCAAATCCTTTGGATGGACATTGAATGGCTGGGACTCGGCACCGTCCGCCTAGGTTTCGTTATTAACGGCAAATTTATCCATTGCCATTCCTTCCACCACGCCAACATCATTACTTCAACTTATATCACCACCGCCTCACTTCCTCTCCGATACGAAATAACAAACACCGCCGCCACAACAAGCGCCAGCACCCTCAAACAGGTCTGCTCGACTGTACTTTCTGAGGGCGGTTACGAACTCCGCGGCCTCCAACAAGCCATCGGCACCGCCATCACCGCTCCTCACGCCCTTACCGTCGCCGGCACTTACTACCCGGTTATTTCTTTACGTCTTAAAGCAGCTGCACTAGACGCAATCGTCATTCTCACCGCTCTATCCATCCTGGGCGCCAGCGCCAACGCCAACTACAACTGGCGCGTAATGGCTAACGCCACCACTACCGGCGGCACTTGGACAAGCGCCGGTAGCGAATCCAGCGTCGAATACAACCTCACCGGCACCGCCACAACCGGCGGCCGCATCCTGGCCCAGGGCTACTTCAGCTCCACCAACCAAAGCACAGCATCCGTAGACATCCTTAAAGAAGCCCTATTCAAATTCCAACTGGAACGCAATGGCCTCACCTCCACCCCTTACGAATTAAGCCTTGTTGTTACAGCCAGTGCGGCAACGTCTAATGTGCACGCATCCATGGACTGGGAGGAAATCAGCCGCTGATGACCATCCAGACAATCACCGGCAGCTGCCTCCACATCGAAATTGACGGCGAGGAAGGCACCACGCACGCCACGTTTGTCTTCAAAACCCCCTCAATCCCCGACACCTTGGGCAACTTCATCAAGATGCTCGCCCTCGGCATCGAAGTGCTGGTACCCATCGAAAACCCCGAAGACGAGGAGGAAGACGATGATTGAGTACCGCGGTGAAAAATTCGAGGGCTACAACAAGCCCAAGCGCACCCCCAACCACCCCAAAAAGTCCCACGTCGTCCTCGCCAAGGAAGGCGACACGGTAAAACTCATCCGTTTCGGCCAACAGGGCGTATCTGGCTCACCAGCACAAAAAGGAGAGTCAGCAGCAGACAAGGCCAGAAGGGCATCGTTCAAGGCGCGTCACGCCCAAAATATCTCCAAGGGCAAAATGAGTGCGGCCTACTGGGCAAATAAGGTGAAATGGTGACTATCTCCCCTCAACTTTATGAATCCACATCTTTAACTCCAACACATATTTTCTAAGCCCATCTGCCTTCTCTAAATGCCAAACATTTCCAGTTTCCATGTACTGGTGCATGTGATTATCAACGCCCTTCAAACACTGGTGAATGAGCGCGTTCCACGGCTCCCGCACGGGCGTGTTCCACTCACGCACGAGACACACCTAGATCTCTAGTGCCAAAATAGGTACAAAGTAGGAGTCAAGCCGTGGTCTACAGCGCCAATATCCCACCAACTGGTGCTGTAGTCAGCGAATCCCCGTTTGTCCGCAGCCTGGACGTCATCGCCATGATGCCGGACTGGAGCGTAATGGCCGCCGTCACCAGCGGCACCAACTACCTGCGGGACATGAGTGAAACTTATCTCCCGCAAGAACCCCGCGAAGACGACGACGCCTACCAAACCCGCGTTGACCGCAGCGTCCTGAGCCCCTACACCAGCCGCCTCATCGAAACCGCCGCTGGCGCCATCCTCCGCAAACCCATCCACGTCGAAGGCGACCCCTACTGGCTGGACCTGATCCAAAACATCGACGGCTTGGGCTCCAACATCAACGAATACGCCCGCCGCGCCTTGGTCAGCAGCCTGACCTACGGCCACAGCGCCATCCTCGTTGACTACCCAGCCGCCGCTGGAGCGATGAATCTGGCGGAAGAGCGTGCGATGGGCCGCCGCCCCTACTTCGTCCACGTCGATGCCTTCCAGATCTGGGGCTGGCGCAAAGAACCCGGCACCAACCGCCTGCTGCAAGTCCGCATCCACGACTACGACGTCCGCCCCCTCAACGAGTTCGGCGAAGAACAGGTCGAGGAAATGCGCGTCATCTACCCCGGCCGCTACGACCTCTACACGCTGGGCCAAGAGATCGTCGAATTTACCTCCACCGGCGGCTACAGCCTCGACGAAATCCCCCTGGTCCCGATCTACAGCAACCGCCGCGGCCTGCTGATCTCCCAGCCCCCACTGCTGGACATCGCCAACCTCAACATCACCCACTACCAACGCCAAGCCGACCTAATCCACGCCCTCCACATCGCCGCAATGCCCACCCTCGTCCTAGAGGGCTGGGACGACACGACTGGCTCCGCAACGATGGGTGTCAACTACGCCATCGCCATGCAACCGGGCAACAAGGCGTACTACGTGCAGGCCGACGCCACCAGCTTCGACGCCCAAATGGCCGAGCTGGAGTCGTTGGCATCTCAAATGTCCACGCTGGGCGTCACCAAACTCTTTGGTCAAAAGTTTGTGGCCGAGTCTGCCGAGGCCAAGCGTATCGACCAAGCCCAATCCAACAGCGTCCTCTCGATCATCAGCCAAGAGCTGGAGAGCGCCCTCAACCAAGCCTTCGAGTTTGCCGCCCAGTACGTCGGCATCGAAGCCCCCGAAATCACAATCGACCGCGACTTCGACTACTACCGCCTGATCGGCCAAGACGTCGCCGTCCTGACCCAACTCAACCAAGCAGGCAAGATCAGCGACGCCATGCTGCTGGAAGTCCTGCGCCGCGGCGAAGTCCTGCCCGACAACATCAACATTGAGGACGAGCTGGAAGTCTCCACCGAGAACGCCCTCGCCCTGCCCGAAGCCGCCGAGAACACCGGCGACGAGGACATGGAAGAGCGCGAAGAGGAACTCAATTCTTAACTGCTAATCTAGAACCGTCCAAGTAATACACAACCGTGCCCGAAGAACAGCAAGCAGCAGTCACTCCCGTGGAGCCTGTTGCCCCTCAGCCTGTGGCTGAAAGCTCCGATCTGGCCGCCCAACTCGAAGCACTTCGTGCGAAAAACCAAGAGTTGATCGCCGAGCGCCGCAAGGACCGCGAAAACCGCGAATCCCTCCAATCCCAGCTGGAAGAATTGCGCCAAGCGCAAGAATCCGCCAAAACCGCCAAATTGGCCGAATCTGGCGAGTTCAAAACCCTCTGGGAAGAGGCCCAACAAACTGTTGCTGACCTCAAGCAACAAATGGCGGCAAAAGAAGCGGAAGTCGAGCAAATCCGCCAGGGTTACTCAAAAGAGCAACTCCGCGCTGGCGCCATCGCCCAACTCTCTTCTGCTGGTGCGCTTGCACCCGATCAGCTGTATCGTTTGGTGCAGGAGAACTTACGCGCCAAAGAAGGACAGCCTGTGGCTTATGTCGGCGGCGTGGAAGTTCCGATTGGCGAGTATATCGCCAACTTAAAAAACCCCGGCAGCGGTTACGAGCACCACTTTGCGGCTACGAACCGCGCCGGTATGGGTGTCACGGGTAGTGCCCGCGCCACCGCCCTCCCCGGCCAATCCAACCCCTGGTCCAAGGACGCCTGGAACGTCACTCAGCAAATGATGATGCTCGCCAGCGACCCCGACAAAGCTAGGTTGTTGAAAACAGAAGCCGGTTTCTAGCCCCTGTGGGGCACCTCCCCAACCCTGACTCCACTGGAGCTAACCCATGTCTGCTTCTAACAGCAACTTCGGGGGAACTTTTCTCTCGAACCTTGTTACCCGTCCTGAATTTCTTCAGTACACCGCTGAAGGCATCTTCGAGCAATCGAAGTGGATCCAGAGCGGCATTGTGCAGCGCAACGCTGCCCTCGACGCCCGCGCTGGCGGCACCCGCGTGCGCGTGCCCTTCTTCGATCCCATCGCCCCGACCGAAACCCAAATCCTGTCCACCTCCAGCTGGAACGGTGGCCTGGGTTATCTGACCGCCCAGAACGTCACTGCCGACGAGCAGATTATGACGATTCTGCACCGTGGTTTTGCTTATGCGGCCGACGACCTCAGCAAACTCGGCTCCGGCGCCGACCCCTTGGCCCACGTCCGCAACCAACTGTCTGCAGCCATCAACAAGCTGAAGACTGCCACCCTGGCAGCCCAACTGCTGGGTCTGTTCGGCGGCATCTCCGGCGCTGGCGTGCTCGGCCCCAACCAGAACGACAAGTCGTTCGCTGGTGTCCCCGGTTCCATGACCGAGGCCAACTTCCTGAACGTCGCCAACGTCGTTGGCACCAAAGCCAAGCTGGGTGAGCGCGGCGACGAGCTGGACTCGATCGCCATGCACTCCAACGTGGCTTACTACCTGCAGCAAATCGGGATGCTGACCTTCAGCACCTCGGCTCTGTCCACCGGCGGCGCCATCACCTGGGGTGGCGGCGGCGTGGGCGTTACCGCTGCTGAAGTGGCTACGTTCGCTGGCCTCCGCGTCGTCATCGACGACCAACTGACTGCCCTGACCGGCGGCACCTCCACCCACGCCAAGAAGTACCCCGTGTACCTCTTCAAGTCGGGTGTGGTTTCCGAGGGCATCCAGCAGGACCTGCGCCTCGGTGCAGACCGCAACATCCTGTCCATGCAGGACATCCTGGCCGTTGACTACCACTACGGTTACCACATCACTGGCACCAAGTGGGCCGACGCCGGCGACAACCCGACCAACGCCTCCACCTCCGGCAACCTGGCCAACACCAGCAGCTGGAGCCTGGTGTACAGCACCACCAAGCAAGTGCCCATCGCTCGCCTGCTGGTCAACACCCCGTTCGACACCACCGCTTACTGATCTTCAGTACGCGCCAAAACAAAGGCCCCCAAACCGGGGGCCTTTTCTTTTGCCAAAAACTACTCAGCCTTCAATCTCCCCAATCCGCATTTTCTCCTGATACTCAAAAATCACTGGGGCACGCCCCACCAGCTGGTACGACTGGGTGAGCAGTTCTCTAAATACGTGCTCACTGACCTGCAGATCCTGCAGGATCGTCTCAGCAGATTCCCCACTGGAGAACCGTTCCCGAATAGCGTTAGCCACCACTTCCAGCGACCGCACGGTTTTTCCGGGGGCCGCCGATGGAACAGAAGCCACCTTTGTTTCTACGCTGGCATCAGCGTCCACAAGTTTGCGAGCAGGCATGAGTACAGTCCGGCTTTTCGTACTACAGGATAACCTCCGCAGCTTTATTGACGTCCCCTACGACCAACACGCCGAAATCCAAGCTGACATTGAAATGACCGGTGGCAAGGTTTACCACGCCGTCATCTTGAGTCCACCCCCTAAAACAAGAAGATCTACTTCTGGAGCTAAACTCAAGAAAAGACTGTATT